TTTCTATCGAACAACAATCGTCATACTTCGTCGTTGTCGTTGCCGTCTACTTCAAAGTCATCATCGTCTGCGCAACAATCGTAACAGACCGAGGCGGGAAAACAGGCACATTGATTGTCCGATTCCGGCAAGCATGTTCTAGTAATATCATCAAAACATAAATCTGTTGAACATGTAAAAACCAAACTGTGACCACCAGTACATAAATAAAAAACATTACACCTATAATAATGAGCCACATTTCCAAATATTCCCCCTTGACAAACATTTGTGGTGACCGTTCCCTTTACACACTTTTGTTTTTCGAAATTAAAGACGGGACATTGGTTCGGACACAGTTTCACCTCGTTTGTATATGTATCTATGAAGGTGTCTGAATAATTTTTATGTGGCATGTATCGAGCACGATTATAGTATTTGGGTTCTTCCATAGTGTAAATAAACAACAGTATAACGATTATTATTATTGTAATTATTATCATATATTTCATCATTGTATTTTTTAAACTTATGTTTTGTTAGTCAATAAATGTCGTTCTCATACTCTGTGATGTTATTTAACAATTCCTCGTGATACTGTCTCCAATCATTGCGCGGTTCCATGCATCGACGTACGTTTAAAAAGTAGTCGTACGAATAGTTGTTGTCTTTGAGATCGTCGACGAGCGTCAGCGTTTTGTTGTAGTTGACGCCGATCTTGCGAAGATAGTAGAGCACGACTTTGGGCGATTTGGGCAGCCGGTCGTTGGTCTGATCAATGTCCAGGTAAAACGGTTTCTCCACGAACACCATCTTAGAATGATTGTCGACGATGACGCGGCTCTTGAGGTCGGTGAGTCTCTGGCCGCCGCATATCACAATGTCAAAGTATCCGTTCAAGTAGGTCTCGGCCATCGAGTGCGTCACGTGCTCCCGATTGCCGTACGACCACAGCACCAGCACGCAACCTTTGGATTTCAACTCGTTTAGACTCTCGTAGACGAACTCGTCGCGGATCTGAACGTGCTCTTCGTCGGTGATTAGGGTGTTGTCGAGATCGAAGACCATAACGTGCGGTATCTCCCACACGTACTTGTCGTACTTGAGCTGGTAGACTTCGAGATAGCTCTGGACGTACCATTCTTTAAGAAACCCGTACATTGGTATCTTTTCATTAATGACGTACACGTGTCCTAGTGCGGACGTTTTGTACGCTCGTTTCAAGTTTAGACGTATATCGGTCATGTCGTCGGCACACTTTACGATCTGAACCATATAGTCGCGCGTGTCAATTCGTTGGTTCGCATCGAACGCGAATATCACAAACTCGAACATTTTCAAATGTCTAAAGCTAACGCATGCCAGGTCGGACCATTCGGCCAGCACAAGAATGTGTCGGCGCAGGAAAACGTCTCGTCGCTGCAGCATAGTCCACGACGCCATCACGATTGCTACGATTTATTTTTGATATTCAAAGACTTTAGACGGCGCAAAGCGTACAAGGAACTTATCGATTTCCTCGTCACAAACTACGCCAACAACGTAAAGAACAAGACGTTCAATTTTGTCCACACGGGACACTTGTTCCATTCGTTATACGCTTATATACCGGCCGTCAGCAACGTGGAGCGCGAGCGCAAGCAGATACGTCTCTCCGAGGAGTGCGTGCACAAACTGTTCGTGAACACGATCAACGATTTCAAACTGTACACGGAAATCTTTGAGTATATCCAGCGCGAGGGCCTGCCGGAAAAGTGTCCGTGCGAGCTACTGGTGCGACGGCTCGACCAGATCAAAAACTATGTGAACATGATCAAGAGTAAAAAATTCGACAGCAAACCGCCCAAGCTCAAGAAGGAACCCATCGACAGCATTCTATTCAAATACTCGATCAATTGGAAGAATATTTTGCTAAAAAAAAAGATTGCCGAAGCAAACAACAGCAAGAGTTTAAAGAAAAAACGCACGTTTACAAAAAGAAACATTTTGACTGATGATGTGATTTATTTAAACGATACAAAGTATACAATCGGTTTGCCCTCTCTGAACGGGCTCTCGTTGAAGGAGTGCGATCACAAATTCGTGACGGTCGAAAGACAGATGCGCGCTGGCGACGAGGCCGTTTCCTTCATTAGATACTGCCAAAAGTGTAACCGGACCAGGATGGGCTGAGATGATTAGTAGTGGCGACGTCTGTATCCTCCCGAGGAGCGGCGTCTAGAGCTGCGGCGCTTGCGCGGCCTGCCCGGTCTTCGGTGATAGCCGCTCGAGCGTCTATAGGTCCTGCGGTGGCTTGAAGATCTACGCCTGTGGCCGCTGCTTCGACGCCTGTATCCGCCGCCGCTGCTGCGACGATGGCTCGATCTCCTTCTACTGCCGCTGCGACGTCGGCCGTTGGACGATGAACGACGACGATACATTTTTTATGAGAATATTAAACTTTGACTATGCGATACGAGTTTTATATTTCTACCTTATAAATTCTAGTTTTGATATTTTTTACGTTTGGCACTATACGAAGACGACGACGATCTAACTCCACTGCCCAAAAATATGTTGAGCGAATCCGTCTTGTCTTTGGGATTGACTAGTATGCCGCCGCTGCCGCATTGGGTTTCGTACTCCCTAAGATTGTCCATCACTCGGAATATGTTGTTGTAGTCGTTCACTTCGAACTTGCAATTGGCCACCGCGTAGTTTTCCATCGTCGTGTAAAAGATGGAATTGGCCGCGTTGTAGAACATTCGATGCAGGCTAAAATCGTCAATCAGTTTGAGGAGATCGTTGATAAACTGCTCGTCGTCGCAGTAGGGTATCTTGGTGCCGTCGCTCGAGTCGAGGTACTGTTGCGGTTCGAGTTTGCTAATCTCCTGGCCGCGTTCCACTATCAGCTCCTCGATCGTGCATCGTTTGTCGCTGACGAGAGACGTGGTCGGCAGGATCATGACACGCGCGAATCTAGTTATCGGGTAGTTCATGGCTTTGTTGAAGGTGCTCTTTAGAATTTTAACGCTGCTGAAATCAATCAAAGACGTGGGTAGATCGAGAAGGCTCTTTATTAGATCGACAATATGGTGCATTTCGTCGGCGGTATAGCTGGGCATGCAATCGTACTCGTCCGTCATGGACAGTTCGAGCAGAGAGTAGAGGGGCTTGAACTTTGGCGATTTCGCCAAATACACCATGCACGACACGATATCGGCCACCTTGAATTCCGACGACGACGTGTTGCTCAACGTGTAGTGTTTGATGAGTTTTTGGCAGTTTTTACGGAACGTCGCCATGTTGACCGAGTCGGCGGCGGCGCCCATGTCTTTTCGCCGACCCGAAGAAGCAACGCCTCCGCCTCCAAACAGATTTAAAATATTTCTCGGTGGAGCCGCTGCCGCCGTCGATGATGATGATGGCATCGTCGTCGGCATTGTATTGTCGCGGGCCGCGCTCGCCAACGCGGCGTTGTTCTCGATCTGCGCCGTTCGGGCCATTTGCGCGACCGTAAGGAGAAACTGTTGGAACTCGTTCAGCGACAGATTAATGTGTCCGTCGGGATCGGCGAGCAAGGGAAAAAATTTTGGCCAAATGGCCATGTTCATTTCACTGTCAATTTTATTTTTGATCCTTTCGATTTCGAGAAAGAGCATAACAGAACTCATTTTGACTCTGATACACAGTTGTTGTTACTCACTTATTGAACTACGGGTATTTTATTGTCGTAAATGTCCGACATCAACTTTAACACGTTTATAGTGTTCACGGTGCCGAGACGCAGTGATTCGTCCTCGTCGATGCTGTCGAGTATAGTTTTCGCGATGGCCGAATGCCGGCCGATAACTCCGATGGCTATGCGTTTCTGCTCGTCCGTGTCGTTGAGTATCAGATCGGCGACGGTGTGTGTTTCGTTCAAACTCTCGAGCAATTGATTGGTGTTGATGTTGCCGTCGCCACCATCGTCGTCGTCGTCGTCGTCGCTGCGGGTTCTGAATCGTCGTCTAGTCGACATTTTCTTCGAGCAACACTTTTAATTCTTCGTCGAGTTTATATTTGAAAACTAAATGTCTTATATAGCTTTCGGAGACAATGTACTGTTCCATCGTCTCCTTGAACAGATCGGCTTTGATGTTTTTCAGTTTGTTGATGAAATACTCAAACTGTTCGTCGTTGTACTTGTTGAGTATGAAACGGCAAACGTTGCGAAGCTCCAACTCGGCGGCGGTGCGAGTCTTGTTCGGCGCCGCTTCGAGATACTGTCTCAAATAGAAACCGGTGAATATGACCGAGGCCAGTTTGTTGATCTTGTTGGGCTTGATCTTGGTCTTTCTCGCCATCTCGACGATGAAGACTCTGAACGGCATGAAAAGTTTGGAATCGCACGAATTGTTGCTGCGCAGCATGCACAGCAGACGTTCTAGATCGTTGTCGCGCAGCGAGACGGTGACGCGCTGGCACTGCTTCACGATCGGCATGCACGCTTTGTGATCGACAAAGTTGCTCGTGGCTTTGTCGCAGAGCAAATTGTAAAAGAATTGCGAAAACGAGTTGGTGATGAGATCGTCGACTTGAAACTTTTCATTAAACTCTGTCTTTAGCAGAATGCAAAGGAACAGGGGCAGGCCGAACATTGGCCGCAGAAATATGTCCCAACCGTCCTGGATGCTCGTGTCGAAGACGCTGATGCTGTTCGACAAGTAATTGATTTTGCACGAAAGACACGCGAGCGTGTTCACGGTGCAATCGTTGCACAGCGCCGAGATCGCGGCAATGTCCGGCGCCGGCGTGGGTTTATAGTACTTTTGGAGATACTGCATGATCGTTCGAAACTTGGGCACCTGGCTCATGAATTCGTCTTTCAGAAACATTGAGAATATCTTTTTGACTTCATTGTTATCTTGTTTGCTCTCAAAGTTTGCCTTTACGAACTCGACGCATTTATTGAATTCGTTGAAAAAGGTCAAACCTTTGACGTGAACGTTGTCGCTTTGGTTGTAATATTTGGAGTATAAGAATGCTAAGGAATCAATTTCGCTAACACTCAAATTCACTTTAAACTCTACATTCAAGAACACATCGAATTTGTTGAACCTCAACGTATACTCGACCAGATTCATTGTGCTACACATTTTATTTCGCTACTTATATAATTCGATTCGAGATCTAGGACGACGCCACCGCAATGAGTAAAATCGCCAACGACATTGAGGAGAATAGTTTGAATATCAAATTGACGTATGCTCAAATGCTGATTCAACATTTGGTCCGAGTGAAGCCGGATAGCGCGGAGACTGCGAAAAAATTAATGCTGCGCTTGAAAAACGTCCAGGGAATGTCCGTGCCCATCGCCAAGTACACGGTGGACAACGTCGTCGAGAGTATGCATCAACTGATGGAGTCGTCGGACGAATCGATGGCTATGATGCCGTCCACGTCGGTCGCCGTCGACGATGATTTTCTGATGCTTCCGCCGCCGGTGATGCCGTTTTCGCCGTCGGTCGTCGCAGAGTCGGAACGATCGTTTTCGATGGATCTAAACGAAAACGAAAACAACAGCGATTTCGACGAAAACGGCAACATCAACCGCGACATGAACGAAATAAAAATTCTCACAACGAGTCTCTTGGAGTCCAACTCTCTGCAATCGCTCACCAAAGAGTCCCTGTTCAAGTTCGAGCGACTAATCGGCGACGACGCGCTAATGTACGAAGACTATTTCAAAGACGGCATCGAACTCGACAACATAGATTGCGATCTCAACGATAATCTGCGGAGGTTCGTGGCGCTCTTCAAACGCTACGGCCCCGTTCGATGCGTGGTCACCGACGTCGAGTATTACGCCGAACGCGTACGCAACGATCCCGATCTGGTGGCGTCTTTGCCGGCGAGCGTCCGAGCCGCCGTCGAAGCCATCCTCGACATGGTCGAGCGCAAACAAGCCTACACGCTAGAGATCAACATTAACCCCAAAGAGTTTAACGAAATCGAAAATGTCACCGTCAAAGCGCTGCTCAATCGTTACTCTGAACACAAACCGATAAAATTTAACGTCAACGAAAACGGCAGTAACGGCGGCGGTGGTGTCGGCATGCGTAAAGTCGTCGACGTGACCGGCAGCAGCAACAACAACAGCAGCAGCACCGACGAAGAGGATATTCAGATGACGCAAACTATGCGTCGTAAACGAAAAATGCGAGCGACAATTTTGAACGCGGCCAAAGCGAGAAAAACGTCCGATCAACCGACTCCGACGGCGACGGCAACGGCGACGGGGGCAGCGACGGCGACGTCCGACGAAGCGTTTATAGACAACGTCAGGCAAATGCATCGATCGAACGCGATTGTGCCGAAACTGATTAGGCAGATCGTGAACGTGGTGCCGGCGGACGTGGCGTCGTCGCTGCTCACGTGTCCCACGAACGGTCTGAGCGACGTCAAGATCAGCGCGCAAAACTACAACACCACCATATCGTTGATCAACAAGATGAATTTGACCGCCATCAACGAGAACGTGTACTTTTACAAGTTGCTCGAGCCGCTGGCGTATTACGGATCGAGCGAAGAGCTCGTCACCAAGGTGCTGTGGTTCGTCGCGCGCACCGCCAACTATTTCATCAACAGCGCTCGAAATTTCAACTATCTGCGCGACAGCCTGCGCACGCTCACCGACGACGTGGACCGCGTCGCCCTCTTCATGATAAGATACAACTTTCTGTGGTTCTATCGTCAGTTTCTCGATCAGCTACTATCGGCGCCGACGACGCCATACCAGAATCAAAAAGTCATCAATGTCCTGCACGTGTACGCGAGCGTCGTGCAAAAAGAGTACTCCAAGATACGCTACGACTTTAACCAATCGCGCGTCTACGTCGGACCCGTGGACAACGTGATCAAACTGATGGTCGTGTCCACGTCCGACATTCTAGTATGATCGTGTACATAGCGTTGATGGTGGTGATATTCGTGATCGCTATTGTAGTTTTGATTACACTAAGACTAAATAAATTTCAGTTGCAAGAGTTACTATACTATCAATACAATTATATACCAGAGACACTGTTGAGCGTCGTCAAAGTGCACAGACTCAAAGATGACCTGTCCGTATAACATTTCGGTGTACATCAGCGACCGATACTTTGCCTTCCCCTATAACCGCGTCCGTCCGCAAAAAGATTTGGGCGGAGCGTACGTGCGCAATCTGATCGTGTACGTGCCCACCGAGGAGGATGTGCAGTTCGTGGACAAAAACTTTTCCACCGAATTCAGCTCGGTGATGGTGCAGCGGCACGAATGGTCCGAGAAGGTCGAGAGCCGCGCCCCCACAAAGAACGCGTCCGCCACGATCGTCTACTGGAACCCCATATTCCCCATCACGGAAATCGGCGTGGGCGAGACGTGCGTGTTCAGCGTGCTGCTCACCGACAGCCTGTTCTATTGCAAAACGATGGTCGTCGATTCCAACACGCCCATGTGTCCCATACAGATTCTGTCCAAAAGCATCCGAGACTATACACCGATCGCCGGCGAGACCCCCCTCGAAAAGTTCAACGTCATGACCGACGACGCCGTCAACAATTTCCTCATATGCTTTCTGCGCGAAACGCCGAAAAAGGTGCGGCAATTGAACGTCAAGCGGATCCTCACCATCTTCGAGTACCGCAAGACGCCGGCGCGCTTCGCGTTCGAAATGTCCGACGCGGACGTGCACGACATTTACGTCGAACTCAAAAACGAACTGGTCCGACGATTGATCAAGGGCGACAGAAGCGTGCACTGCCCCTACGTTAACATTCCCAATTTGCAGTTCATCAAACGGGCCCAGCAACTGCTGCTCGTGCCCGACTCGTCGCAGACGATCGTCAATTTCATCAACATGTTTCAAGTTTTGGTGCTGCCCTACTTGATCGTGCCCGACATCATCATCAAGCTCAACGGTCTCGATCGAGAGCGCAAGGTCCGGCTGTACTGCAAGAACGACAGCTACGCGATAACTTCGTTCGGGCCGGTGCCCAACAACATGGTCGAGGACAATCCGGTGGCGTTCGACTATTCCGACATCAACACACCCTATCATCTCAACACGATGCGCGACAAGCTGTACGAGTCGACGCGCATCGACAATTTGATCGTGGCGGCGGCGCGATACAATTACTTTTTTTAAGACCCAACATGAGACGCAACGCTCGCTTCTTCGAAACCACTAGCGCCTCGTCGGTGCTGAACCAGGATCAATTGGAACAGTTGGTGTCGCGCAATCAATCTTTCATCAGAGACTTTCTGCTCGTCGTGTGCTGTGTGATCGTGTTCGTGATCATACTCTTGTTCATCGTGTTGATCGTGAGCATCAACAAGAGCCTCGAACTGTCCGCCGCCGCCAAGCTCGAGAGACAACGCACGTTTTTGGCTAATCTCGATCTGCGCGCGCGTGCCGCTCCCGATGTCGTCAACTTGAACGTGCCCCAGCCCGCGTCGAGAGTGGCCACGGCGGCCGCAAAGTCGGTGCTCGTCTAAAAGTTGAATTTGAACTCGTCGCCGTGAACGTCGTGAAGCACGAAACGATCTTGCTGACGTTCGATTCGTTGTGAAAATTTCAAATCGTCCACGGACATTGATATCAGCGACAGAGGCGTCGCGATCCTGTCGAAACTCAAATGATGGGTCGTCCTCGAAACGTTGGTGGCGTTGTTTATCGTAATCTGCCTCGTGTCGTCGTCTCGCAAAACGACCACCGGAAAGTCTACTACGCAGCAAATTGTATTCGTTGTGATGACGATGATGTTAGTTTCGGGCACGCGCACAACGACCGTATTGTCGTCGCCGTCGTTCCGAGTCGATAGACTGAAGCATGCGACGCCGACGCCGGCGTCTAGGAGATCGGCGTCGATGTGCTGTTCGACCGTTTGCAAATTGAAGTCGTCAAAGGTCCTCACGCGAAAATCGGCTAAATCTTTATCGTTGACGATGTTGTGATGCTTGGCGACGACGCCGTTTGATTGCAACGTATTCGCGGACGCCATCCATTTGGGTTCGAATCGAGTGTCGCGCGCGAGGACCACGCATCTAGCGTTGCTGCTGTTGTCGCTTTTTAAACTTTTGATTCTATCGTATAGATGAAACATGCCGTGACGGTGGTATAGAGTGTAACTATAAAATTCGAGATTCAACTCCTCGAAACGAGCGTGCATAATCATGGCGCCCGCATTGGCCGTCGTGGCGATGGCCGTAAAGGCCAGGCTAGGATAGAAATTATTGCTATTGCTAGTTTTAGTTTTAGTGACGAAAGGCGTTGTGTTGGCGTCAACATAGTCGTTGTTGTCGTCGAAAAGCAATACGCCCGATTCGAGACCGAGCGACGCTGCAGTGTGTTGTTTGACTCGATGACTTTGATGACGATGATGATACTGTTGTTGACGATGATTATTATGTTGTCGATTTTGATTCGGCCAAATCTTTCGCATCATTGCCGACACGCACGGCGGAACGCCAGTCTTGTTCGAGTGGTATGCGACGTCGAAAGTTTGTCCCACGATCGATCCAAAGTACGAGTCGTTTCGAATCGTGAGGATTTTGTTAAAGTCTGCGGCGTAGACGCCGTCGGGATAGTCCATGAGGCGCGACAACGCTTCGGAATGGCCGCCGATGGATTTAGAAACTAACAGCGGATTGACTATGCCCCGATTGTTGCCGATCAACATGAGCGATCTGTGAACGTTGTCCAGATGGATTGTGTTCTGTCCGAACATGAAATTGTAATAGTCCAAGACGAAATAGCCATCGATCAGAACGTCGTATGCGCGTACGTCCGTCTCCTCGAAATGGACGTAGTCGTAACGTATGCCTCTGTTGCCGGCTTTGACGAGATGCGCGGTGGTGATTTTGATTTTTTCGATCGCGTACCTGACTCGATCCTCTCGGGCGATGTCGTCGAAAGTGTATCCGCGCAACAGTTGGCCGTACACGTACGGTAGACAAGTTCGAGCGACGACGGAGAGGTTGTTGTTGTTGTCGTCGCTACCGTTGTCGTTGAAAGCAACGAGCGACGGCACGGGCAGATAGTGGTAGAGGAGAGATTCGGTGACATCGGTCAAATCGTAGAATCCGCGCAAAACTATACAAGTGTTCTGAAGACATTCGAATAGCGCGACGACGCCGAACCAATCGTCTCCGTTCCATGTTAAAAGACGATCGTGAACGATGAGGACGGCTTCGTTTAACCGATACGCCAGTTCGG